AAAACCCAACTTGTATGTCTAATTTATCTTCTGGGGAATAATCTTTAATTACTACGCCTTGTTTTTCCTCACCAGTAGCTTTGTTTTTATCAATAAAAGTGCTTCCTTCTATTCCTTCCCCAGTACTCTTGAACTGCTTGGCTTGGTCTGTGAGGTTAGGCTGTGCTACAGGTTTTGGCACAACAGGTTTTGGTTGAATAAGAGATGGTTTAGTCGCTATGGGTTGCGCGGGTGTTATCGCTGGTAGTCGCGTTGTTGGTACTGTTGGGGCTGTGGGTTGTTCTGTCGCGTATTTAAGTTTTTGTTCAGTAAGAACATCTTTTACTACTGTCTTTACTGTCTTTAAAGAGCTATTCTTATTTATCCCTTTTTTTGCGAACTCCTCAGCCCAAAAACTATTTACTGCTTGTCTTGGCCTTCCTGTATATTGTTCCGTTACTGACATTAAATCATCTATAAATTCAGGAGCAGTTCTCCATAATTTTGTATGACCTATATTCCACAATGTTTTAGCCATTTTGCCTAAAACACCACTTTTACTTGCTAACATCTTAATGGTTGTTCCTGCCCCACCCATAACTTGTCCTAACGCGAGGGTGGAAGGCCTGGCCATTCCAGTGCCAAATATTCCTGCTGTTCTGGCGGCAACTCTTGGTAAATTAAAAAGATTAGTTGCTTGCTCTTGGAATGATGGGGATAACCTTAACTTCTGCGCAACTTGTTGCCCAACAAGGCCTTCAAATGGAGCTTTATACGGTATTCCCTTTTCTATCCCTTTTTTTAATGTTCCCACTACTTTTTCTTCGATAGGTAATCCCTTTTCTGCATATTCCCTTGCCAGCGTTAAAGGCAAAGGCTGTGTTGCCATAGATAATAATTTCTGCGGATCTTTGGTAATGAAATCAGAAATGCCTTTAAATGAAGGTAGTTTAGATAAAATAGAAGGGGGCTTTTTAAATAATTCCTCTGTTGACAAAATCCCTTTAGTAGAGGCTATATTGGTGTCAGTAGCAAACAACTCTTCTGTGCTTAGTATTCCTTTTGCCATTGATTATTTCCTATATATTTATACCCTTTATATTTCTCACCTATTACAAACCCATACTGGTCTTTACCTGATTCATCAGAGAAGTTTCCCCATTCATCATCCTCAGTTCTTTTCGGGGGAATATATATGCCAATTTTCTTTTTCTGCTCATCGGTTAAAGTTTTTCCGCTCTTCCAGTCTTCCTCTAATTGTTCTTTTACGCTTTTCGTCTCTTCTTCTTTTATCCCATATCCTAACCTACCTTTAGCTCCAATACTGCTGGGTACTAATTTGTATTTAGGTTTAGGTGCTGTCTTTAAAGATTGAGGGCCTACAATGGGGGGTGTGTTTAAATAACCTTCAGACCCGGGCAAGTATTCTCCCCTCTGCTCTCCACCTTGCCCGAATATTTGACCACCCCGCAGATTTAGTCCTTCCATATAATCTGGTTGAGGCTGGCTGTTTAGAGCGTTCATTTCCTGCTTGGTTCTTTGCAGGTTCTTCATGTACTCCTGCTCTTCAAGCCTACTTTGTAATTTCATTCGCTGAATAGCACTATACGTTTCTAATGGTTTTTGCGTAAGGCCTTTTAGTGCCGCGTTTATATAGCCGTAATTTCCCATATTGTCTCCTGTTTAAGTGTTGGATATGTTAAATATATCCATATATCCCGCTTCTTCAAATCTCTTCTTTATCTCAGGATATTGCGTTCTTAATGCCACTACTTGTTCTTCTGTTAATGGAGCACCCCATTTATCCGTGTTGCCACCCTGAACAGATGTCATAAGCTGTTGTTCAATCATTGGCAAGTTTTCTGCTATCCAGTTATATGTTTTTTCAGCAGTTTTGGGATTTCTGTCAATTTCAGCTTCTATATCCTCTGGATCAAATGCACTCCAATATTCTACAGGTTCTTTTGTATCTCTTTTTCCTGGAGCAGCGGCTTTAATAGCAAGTTTTTTTAAATGCTCCGCGAACAGTCCCAGCAAGTTTCCCGATTGCTTTGCTTCATCTGTCATTGTCTGATTATATCCGTAACCCGTCCAATTATCACTAATTGATACTCCATATAAATCGGTAGTCATTTTATCAAGCACAGGGCTTGGTATTGTAACATCTTGCTCTACTTGATATTCTGGGCTATCTTCTCTCCCTGCCGCGCGTCTTCCTTCTCCTCTGGTAGTTGTAATCATGCCCGTCCATCTACTTAAATCGTTTTCTATAATATTTGGGTCTTCTGGGGTTTTGCTGTGCTTAATAAGCTCATTAGCACCCGCGTAAATAGCGGCAAACGCTGCTGCTACAGGGATAATCCCTATTGCGCCAGAACCTGCTCCCCATGTCATTATATTACTCGCCGCCGCTGCCGCTGGAGCTGCTGCCGCTGCCGTTTGAGCAGCCGCGGGAGCTGCTGCCGCTGCCGCCGCTGCTGCTGGAATAGCTGCCGTTGCTGCTGGAGTTGCTGCTGCTGGAATAGCTGCCGCTGCCGCTGGAGCTGCTGCGGGAAATAATTTATTCATCATCCAATTACTTCCAATTTCTCCAACAATTCCCGCTCCTGTCCCTATTAAAGACTGTTTCTCCTGACTCTCTTGCGCTTTTTTCTGACTCTCTCGATATTGCTCACTTTGAGCGTCTTCTCTGTCCCATTGTTCTTCTCTTATTAAATCTTCTCTCTGTCTTAAATATTCATCCATTTCTGCCTGATATGGTATTTGTGCGTTCCCATACTCTTGTTGTTCTCTCCTCCCAATATCACCCATAACACCTCTACCTGTTTCAATACTTCCCCTTTCTGCTTCTGTAGCTTCCCTTGCCGGTTGTAAGCTTCTTTCTTCTTCCATTAAAGCAATCTCATAAGCAGTTTGCATATCCCCTCGCTTTAAGGCGTCATAGTATCTGTCTTGGTTCATTCTGCGTTCTATTCCTTCGTACGCCCACTGTTTGCTTATATCTCCTACCCCTTCGGCTGTCCCTTTGCCATATTCCTGCATCCGTTGAAGTCCCGGGCCCGAACCATATAAGTTCTCGGCAATTAACGACTCCTGTACCGGCTTAAATCCTTCTCCTCTTGATGTTTTGTATTCTTTTAGTAATGTATCAAGGTATGGTTTTTCTACGCTTTCTAAATAATCGGGAGTACTATAATCTGTATTAAGTATGTCCCTAAGTTTATCCTGCCCTGCCGTGTAAAATTCAGATGTTTCAGGGGTAAAACGTGATTTCCAATCCTCATAACTCATCCCTAAATTCTGCTGGGCCTTCTCATAAACAGATTTTTCAAGGTCAGCGTAATATGGAGATTTATAATCTTCAAATTTGGGAGGAGTTACTGGAGGAACATAACTAAACCCAGGCAAAGTTCCAAAAGATGCCATAGCATTTCTCCTTTATTGATTTTCTAAAATAGCGACTTTTTGTTCTAATGTTTCTACTCTTAATGTTAATTCTTTTATTGCTCCTATCATTATTGACTGTAATGCCGTAACATTAATAGAGTCTCCATGTTCCACAACCATCTTTTCGTTATTTTTATCCATATAATACGGATTATCGTTTTCATCTCTTGGTAAAATCTTCCCGTCTTTTTCCGCGGGGACATAGCAGTCTTTTGGGAAAGTCTTTTTGTCCAGCATCGGCTTTCCTTCTTTTGTTATTTTTGTGCCATGAGGTTTTAACTGTTTAATTGCTTCTGTATCGCTTACAAATTCACCATTTAATAATTCAACCCCATCGTCATAATACCCTAAACTATGAGAAGTTAAAGTTACATAATGCACGGTACTATAATATTCTGTTGCTGTCCCTAAATCTAAACCATTGGCAACAATAGGCTTTAACGTAACCCCACTTAATTCTAATTTATTGACCCCACTTAAATAAAAATCCATAAGAGTTGGCGCAATATCTATCATTGGTAGGCCATTTCCAACAATCCCAATGCGATTAGCACTTATAAGGTAAAACCCTGTGTCTAAATCCCCAGCCCAATTTAGAGCGGGGACACCAACCGTCCCATCCGGCAAATCTACATAAAAACTGTTTAGTGTACTATCGGCAGTGGCTGTTCCACCATTGGCTTTCGGTAAAATCCCGGTAACCTTGGCTGTTAAATCTATCGTTGTGTTAGCAATATCCGCATTAACAATCGTACCATCTACAATCTGCACGCTTTCTACGTTGTCTATGGCTGTGGTAAAAGCCGCATCATTTGCGTTCCATAAGGCAGCAGTGGGTGTGGAACGGTCAACCCAAGTATGTAAACCGCTGACCTTAGCGGAGTTACATACTTTCGCAGAGAAAAGCATAACTACAACAACTAGTAAATAAATAATTTTTTTCATTAACAAACCCCTCCTATTAACGGTATTATTACTGATAACCGTATAAAAAATCTTAAACTTTGTAAAAATATTACTGAACATATGAAATACCATCCTCGCCATGTAAAATTATAAAGCCTGCCACACTTTTAATCCCGTAGTGTTTACTTTTAGACTAAATGTCCCCGCGTTGTTATATAGAATTACCTGATGTTTCCGTCCGCTTAGGTTTCCGTTCGGGTCTGTTGTCGTTACCGGCTTTTCGTCTAAATTATCAAGTATAAACCTTAATATTCTGGTTAGGCTTAATAGCTGCTCGGACTTTGTTAGATCAGTTAGTTCTATTGGATATTCCATTAAGCAAAACTCCCTATCTTTACAATCGGCACAGGCCTCCACATAAACGTCAAGGCGTAGATTACAAATCGCCAATCTATAGTATTCTGTTCTATGGAGAATTGTATTCTCTTGCATTGCCTTAATACTTCCAGAAAGCTCTCTGTCGCCTCAACTCCCGCCCCTAACGCGGTAGTGCCTAATACCCAGTTTACTCCCAACTGCATGCCGCCTGACTGCATGGCAAATGTCCCAAGTGTTACCCATGTCAAATCTAAATCTGTTCTTACTTTTACTGTGCAGGTAAAACTTCCTAATGATTTTAAAAGTCCGTATACATATATTACTTTCTTGTCTATACTGGTGTTGCCAAAATTCATCCATGGGCTGTGATATACCGATCCATACGAAGAACCGAGGTTGTTAAAAATCTCGGGGTCGTGCTTTCCTACAAATCCATTATATGTGCCTGAATATAAAAATTCTCTGTTTGATACCTTTCTAATGCAAAAACTATTGCACGTAAAATCGCATAAGAACCACTTCATGTTTTTATAGTCTAATACAAATATAATATCGTGAGTAGTCCCCGCTCCCCTGGTTAACGCGCAGTAATATAAACTTTTTTCTTTTACCAATCCCGATGAAACGAATTGCATCCTATTTTGATTGATTGAGAAAGCTGCCTGCCCTGTGGAAAAGTAAGGTTTTAGACCGTCTCCAATCGAACTTATAACATCTCCTATCATTTGATAGAAATTATCTCTGTATAGCCAAATTAGACGTGCTGGATATATCCCAGCGGGTGGTACGACTTGCATTGAGTGATGAGATATGCACCCAATACCGCCGGTGTCTATGGTGTAATACTTAAAAGCCGGAATGGTGCCGGTGTGGTAACATCTGAACATTGCCCTTATTTTTGATATAATCAGTCCATCTCCATGGTTTATTACCCCGGTAATCGGCATATCGTCTGATTCAGAAGCCTTGAAGTTTAGAAAATCATTTGTTGTGTCCCATGAAGTCCTGTCGTTAATGCCTGACCAATAGCATAGTTTTGGCTGGGCTAATGTGTTTAGTGAGAATAGACGCTGTTTAAGGGATTTATTATACTTACCCGCGGGCATATTCGATACTGCCGAGGCATCTCCCGCCCCACCGTCATGTTCTATTGCCGCATCCCTTTGCAAACTCGTCCCAATAAGTACGTCTTGAAAGCTGGAAAAATCCCATAAGTTGTCTTTATCATCAGTAATCGTTACCCCGCCAGTCCTATCTACCCAAGTTCCAGAACTATCTTTGTAAAACTTAGCTTCCGCTATGCAGTAAAAATGCTGTGCTGTGCCTAAATCAAGTTCATATAGGCCGGTTATTTCAGCGGACGAGCCAACAGTTACTGAATTGTGTTTTGACCTGCCAAATAGTTTGGAAATAGAACCTTCTGGATCGGAAAAACAATTTAATATGTATGGTGATTGCTTTTTTTTGGCAACAACGTCTGGAGAGTCTTGTATATTCATTCCCCCGAAGTTGTCTAATTGTGGGGTTATTTCAACATTCTTCCAAGTCATTACGAGTCGTAGTCCTTTCTTGACCGTGTTACTCCGGTTATTGATAGATGTGTTGCTACCTTAATACGTCTGGAACTTCCTGTCCTGTGCTGTTGGCGGGAGTTTAGTCTTCCTAATCCCCTGTAAGACAATCTCTCCCACTTTGAAAATCCAGCATCATCGCCTTGTTCGGCGGATACAAGCATGTTTGTCCAGTAAACTAATATCTGGTGATGTCCTGATGGTATTTCCGGAACGTCTGTTGTCGCTGATAGTTCAGTAACCTTCTTGACGTATTCTAATGTTAAAGTACTGTATAACCCGACAAATGAAGACGAAGGCGGACAGTTAAGCTCAATCTTCCATGTGCCGTCCATGTTGGTCAATCTTGCCTTTAAAGGATTGCCATTATCGGAATCTTCCCATTGATTAAATTCTACATCATCCACAATGTCTATCGGATGCCTGCTGTTATCACTGCCTCGATAATATAGAAAACAAGGCCTGTCTTCGTCAATGGTATATGTTAAGGTAGACAATAGGTAGGTTTGAGTTTCTGATACTAATGTTATTGTTGAGAAACGCTTTAACCAGCTGTAATTCATAAAATTGCATATTTCACGCAAAGCATCGTTGACCTTAGCGGCTACATACTTTAAATGCCCAGATGTTAAACTTCCTAATGTATCGTTTGTATCACGGCTGCTTGTTGTGTATATTTCTTCGTATGTCATTATCGGTACCCCTCAAATTCCATTATTGTACTTACGGACGCGCTTCTGACATATATAAGTTTCACCGGTGTATTCTCTGTAATCCCTGCCCCGTTGTTTGATATGTGGGCAGTCGGACTTGCGGTGTAAGCGTAATCAAAGGCGTTGTCCGTTGTTTCCCGGGCTTTAATCTTCCATGTTTTAATCTTATCGTAATTGCGTAAATCAAAAGCCAGTTCCCAGGTGTTCGCCGCAAGAATTGTATAATTTAAAATTAATGGTAAAGTTGGTCGAGTTCTTGACATGATTTACCCCTTTAGACTGGTTTCAATAAATTCAATAACTTTTTTAAATTTACTAACCATTCTTTCTGCCTCTGCCTGTTTTATGTCAGACTGTCTTTTTGAAGATTCATAATTCTTTTTAGTGTTAATCGCCCCAGCCAAAGCACTGTCTAACTCTCGCCCCTTTCTTTCATTATCATTTATTTTTTTATCTACAATCCTTTGCTGTCTATCCATCTCTTCCTGTAATTTATGAAATTCTTCGTGCTTCTTCGTAGTCGCGATTACGATTTGTTCATTCATGCGTTCTAATAATTTATCTTGGTTTTTCGATAAATCAGCGATTTGCGCTTTCAACGCGTCTACCTGAGCGGTAAGATTTTGCTTTTTCAATTCCAAAGTATCTACTTTTAATTGAATTTCATCTAACCCCTTCTTTGCCTCTGAAAACTTTTTTGCCATATCTATTGTTACTTCATATCCGCCAAACGGTTTTTCGTCCTTCCCCATTACTTTACCCTCCATTTTTTAATATCTTTTGTTGTTGTCGCGTTCATTGAAGCAGCATCCTTTTGTATTGCAGCATTCGGTGTTTTAACTTTTTTAAAGTTTGTTTTCTTTTTTGTTATTTCAATCTCTGGGGTTTCAACCCTGTTTTTTTCCATTTCCGGTTGAGTAACTACTGGCGAAGAAAAATTATCAACAATTAAAAACTCCCAACTACCCCCAACTCTGGTATTCTTTTGCAGAATAGAGTAACCAATATCATCCAATACACAAACAACGCTTTTCGCACCTTTATGAAAAAATACCTGCTTGCGCCCAGAACCCATTACCCTGCTATTTCTTTGCCCATTATATTTTATATACATGCCACATCTCCTTTTTTTAGATCGTACACCCTTGCCTCGAACAATGCTAATATAACAACAACCGCCGTGATTAATCTCGGTACATAGAGAAAATACTGCGGGATCATGGAAATTAAGATACTAATAATGGATATAAACAAAGCCAGTGCAAGTTTGTCGTAGTGCACTTCTTTTATCCGCCTAAAAATACTTACAATATATCCACTAATTAATATAAGTGTCGCCCAAAACCCAATCTCATACATTAGATGGACATAATCGTTTTGCGGCGTATCCCATCGTTTCTCACAAATATCTTTTGTAAAAGCGTAGCTTGTGGTATTAAAAGAAACAAGTCCCCTTCCCCAATAAGGATTAACAGTCGCTTCTTTAATTGTCGCTTCCCATATCTTTAATCGCATTTCTACTTTTGCGTAAACCGTTTTTGCCGTAAACTCCGGCGTGCTCTTTAATAAAACCTTCCCCATTACGTTAGAAAAAAAGGTAAATATGACAAATAATAATACCGAAACAAACAATACATACACCTTGAATCTTTTTAAATGAAAACATGCCAGTGTAAAAACGCTTAATGTCATAACAATATCCGCTGTTAAACAGCGCGGGATAAACGTCATAAATATTGCAACCGGCAATAACCACCATGAAAAATACAAAACAATAGGCGCGATTATCGCCATATACAGGGCAAGGTGATTTGAAAAAGAAAAGAACCCAAATAATGTCTGTTCATATATTGCCCCGATTGCTGGTGTGAAAATAAGATTATATTTAAAAATCTGCGATATTAATAAAGGTATATTTAAAAACATTACATACATAAACCATTTACATATGCCTCTTATGTTGCTGGCATACATTACGATGAGATAATATAATAAACACCCGATCACCACGTTAAAAAACGCGAGAGGGAATTGTGCGAGGTTGATTATTAAAACCTGCACAACGTTCCATAGCAAGAACAGAGCTACCCAAATATTTAAAGACTTACGCATTGGAGTCGATACCATTGCTACGCAAAACATTACAATCGTACTGAATAAAAAAAATAACATCTGCAATGCCCTCTGTTCAATGGTTGAACAATAAATCGTAGGAGCAAGTAAAATAAAAAGTTTTAAGCACCAGTCAAAAGGCTTATTCATATTTTAATAATAGGTTACTATCGCTTCTGCGTTTACAGTGGAAATTACAATCCCTTTTGTTGCCTGTAGGTATGGAAAAAAGTGGACAGTCTTGCTATTATTTACAGTGCCTTCATATAGCTCTACCATCATATCCGAATCTACATCTGACGGTACAGTCTTCGCGTCAAATACCTCTATAAATCCCCCTGCGGATTTAGCAATTATCGTAACGCTAAAAATCTTTCCATTAGTTGCCTTTATAACATTATTAGTCTCCGCGGGGTTAATCACTCCTGACGACATTTGTTTTGTGTTGTCTCTTGAGTCAAACGGAGCGGCATGACAAATACCCGGGATTAGTAAGCCCAGCACCATTATGATAATTTTTTTCATATTCTCCCTCTTTAGACTAGGGGGGAAGTTTTTTTAACCCCCCCCCGGCTTATTGTTACCTGTATTCTACAATCACATTATCACTATAATCTGTCGTTACATCGATGTAAATACCATTCTTGAGCTGGATTGGCGGGTCAAATGTCCATCGATTGCTTTTTCCGGCAACAGCTTCGGCAAGCTCAACAGCAATCGTTGAGACTGTGCCTGCGGTTGCTGTGGAAGAATCAACAATATCAATCCTGGCAAGAGTGTTTTCATTATACAAAGATACGGCATACAAAGAACACGGGTATCCTACGACAACCTTGTCCGCGTCCGTACCAGCGTATTTTACATAGTTTGGCTTACTGCCACTTTCTCTTGGAAATAAATCTTCAGCAAAAGATGTACTTATCGCAAGGAAAATAACAGTAAGAATAACTAAACTATTTAATAGTTTCTTCATCTGTCATCCCCCTTATGGCCGTTTAGAATATGTTTCTAATACCAAGTAGTTAGGATACTCCCCAGCACTATCTGCAATCGCCGAGTGCCCAAATAGGGTTTCTATCCCAATACCAGTAATAAAGTCATAATCTTCTTTTTCTGTAATTCGCTTAGGCTTCTGTCCCCAACCAAAAGCGCATATCTCTGCACCAAATCCGATTGCCTTTGCCACATTCCGCTGTGTAACGTATTTATTCGCGGCATGTGTCGCGGCAGTTGTTGAATTAGCTCCACGTGCAGTAACCGTAAAGGCGTTATACGTTTTCGCGCTGTAGGTGATTTCCTCATCTTCAATGGTGATCGTCCCGCTTGAAGCGAAAAACTTCGTATATTCCTTTTGCTGTCCAGTAGGTGTGTACGCTTTCCCTACGGTAATCGTAGTATCAGTAGCATTGATAGAAGCGAATAGTTTGCATTCAGGACGTAATGGTGTCCCTTGAACACAACCCGCGCCTCTTATGCCGGTTAAGGTGTAAATCAAAATCCCATTCCATTCACCCATCGCACCGGAGAATATCGGGTTTTTCTCACCCCTTAAATGGCCTTCACGATTTGCCTGTAACCACGCTTCATCCCCACGCAGATAAAAAGCATCTACATCGGATACAACTATGCCATAATGGTTTGTTTCCTCACCATTATTTCTACTGACAGATAACGGTATTGCTCCTTTTGAGTTTAACTCAAGAGCAGTTTTATCAATCTGAGAAGTTGAAAAATAGTCGTTATCACTCAATGTTGCTGTGCTTGTTCCGTCCCCGGAATATAGTGTGGTAGGAGTAACATCATCCATTAACGCCCCAAAAACTTTAGCGTCTCTTTCTCTTGCCCACCACCTGGTTAACCCCTGGCGTATCTGTACGTTTACATCAAAATTAACTTCTTTTTTCACTTTCTTGGTTACCGCGATTGCTTTTCTCAACCAATCAACCGAGAGTGTGAATTGCCCTAACGACTGCTTATCTTCTTTCCCTCTTAATGTGCTTTCTCCAGTTACACCCGGCCCATAAGATTCAGACATTACCTGGATCCGAATTAAATCACCTGCCTGATTAACAAAATCAGTACGCTCGATAATGGGTTTCTCGGACATTTCTGCGCCGAAAAATTTACCCCAAAATGACTTGCGCGCTGAGTCTATTCTTAAACGTCTCTGCCATAGTTCTTGCACAGATTCTTCAAGGTCAGAATTGGTGTCTGAATCCATAGTGTTCATTACAGCAACACTGGTCGCAGATGTATCTGTTAACATAAAGAGGAAATAGTTAATTAACCACTTCCACATTTTATTTCCCTCCTGTTTTTTTCCATAATTCACGTTCATATTCATTTAACTTCACTCTCCCTTCTGCTGTTTTTGACATTTCTGCCATCTTTTCCTCACTTAAAACTGTCCGTTTTATGTTCCCGGAATCACCTTTAGTGATTATGAATTTGGCGGATTTGCTTTTCTCTTTGTCGGGAGTACTGTTTTTTCGTAAGTCTTCCAGTTTAGAAAATGCTCTTTTCGCGGCATAATACTTTTGACCACGTTTGCCTTTAAATAATGCTTTAAACTCCTCATCATTTTCTTCAATGCCTTTCATTAACTTGTTGAACTCTGAATCTTTTTTTAAAGCACCATGCTCAGCAAACTCGCGCATTATTGCCTGCTGTTCGGCAAGAATGTCTACAATGTCATAGACGTGGTTCATTAGGGGGATTAAATGCCCTACCTGTCGTTGTAATTTATCCACTAACGGCCATGAGCCCTCATCCACATCGCCTTTCTTGATTACCAAATCGTTGAAGTTAACTTTTTTGTTTTCACCAACAGGTTCATCTTTTTTGACTGTGGGTTTTTCCGGGACGATTATTTCCACATCTCCGCTATCATTGACTTTTGCCTTGCCAGACTTTATCAGTTTTGCTAATTGCTGTGCCTTGGCATTGACTTGGTCGAATCTCTTTCGGGAGACAATTTTGGAACGGTCAGGTTTTTTACCGATGTCCTCATCATCGTCATCGTCCTCGTCCTCGGGCATGTTTTCCTCTATCTCAATATCAAGATCATTATCCGCCTTCGTATCTAATAACATTTTCCATATCCGACTTATCATGTACCACATAACTCCTCCAGTTTTATTTCCATGCCCCTGCGGCATGCGGGTTAAATTGTAACTTTTTGTTTCTGCCTCCCCTCTCTTATTTCTTTTAAGGCCATCATTGTCCTGATTGCCTGTTTGGGTTTAAAAGTAAGTTTGTCTATTTGATTTATACGGGCTATTATCCGTGTCCGTGTGGTGTTGTCCGTCATTGAGGCGGAATTTTCATTTAATAGGTTTGCCAGTAAGGCATGCCTGTCTTTGTCTAAGTCTTCTACAAATACTATAAAGTCGGGATTTTTTAATAACCGCTGCATTGCTATCCCTTTATCTAATATTGCCTGCCTATTAAGAGCTATTTCTGATTTTTTATCTGACATTGCCACCTCCAATCATCTTTGATACATCGTTAGCAACACGATTACCGGCATTATCCCTGGCTTTCATTCTTTGTGAATCTTGCTGCACCTTTGCCTTCGCTCTTTTTTTCGCTTCTTCCTTTTGCTGCTCTTGTTGCATCTGCTGCTGGGCTTGTTTCATTGCCTGTGCTTGCATGTTCTGCATGGATTGCACTAATTTGCTAAACTCTGGCAATTTAATTCCCCGAATATTAGCCCCATCAAGTATATTCTGAGTAAGTATTTTTAAATTCTCCGCACTCTCCGGAGCAAAATTTGGATCGAAAAACGGATTGCGGGTTTTCATAAATACGTTGTACAATTCCATGTTCTTGGCATATTTAACTTCTTGGTTGATGTCGTCTGCCGTACCTCTTGGTATAAAATTGTATTTTAACGATAGCTGGTTGGCGGATATTTCACGATAGGGATTGTCTTGACTCTCTGTAACAAAAAATACCTTCTTATCCTGTCCTGATTCTTTTAACATCTTGGCAGTCATTGAAATGTTGCCAGCGAAAAAACGAGCATTTTCAAGCTGTAATATGGTGATCATCTGGGCAAAAGATATATTCCCTTCGCCAATAATTGCCAGTATTCCACGAGCGGTCTTGTTAGAACTTACATTGCTTTCTGAACCTAGAGTGTAATCGTTTACCCCAAACAGCTTCTGTATGAGCCCAAGGGTGAACTCGATTAACCATTTAACGTGTTCTTCACTACCCTTGTTCTGAGGAAGACGGCCTAATATAGCGTTCTTTGGTGTAGGCCAGAACTCGTTTAATCCTAATTGGTAAACATCGGGGTCAAATGTGCTTTCTTCGTCATAAAGAATAGGTGAGTGCATATCTAAAGTATTGCGGTCTACGAATTGATTGACTAACGCGTCTATAAGATTTCTTAAACACCACGCGAATTGAGGTATACCCATCCCATAATGACTATTTGGTAAAGGCATTATCTGGTCGTGATAAAAATGACGATTGCCTTTATAGGGATTTACTATCCACCCTAAAAGGACATCCTCTTCCGGCGCGTATAAGGCAATAATTTCCCGGGGAGATTTATTTTTGTAAATTTCAAACTTACCACGCCACTCGATTAACATTATCCGCTTATTAGGGTCATAATCGGTCATATTAACATCTGGGTCTCTGGGGTTGGTATACTGCTTTAGCATATCTACATTTTCATACCCACCCTCTGATGGCTTGCCTTCTCTTTCTTTTAACCAGTAAAACGGTTTCCAAAAACGATGCCCGAATCCGGATAACTCCTGAACATCCCACTCCTTCTCGTCTGGAGGAATGATAATATGCTTACGTGGGATAATTACACAATCAGTTCCAAAATAGATTTTTTCTTTCTTGTACGCGATTGTCTTTTGTAATATAGGAGCAATGCCTGTAACCGGGTCAGGTACAGGTTGATATTTTTCTGGTACTTCTACGGGGTATCCCGCGGGGTTGTCTTCTGTTTGACTCTGTGGGTCGATTTGTGGTTCACCAGTCATGGGGTCTACAAGCGTAAAATATTCTTCTTCATACTCATAGTCTTCATCACGCTCTATAAGTTTCCGGTATCCGTCTCCGTCTAAGCAGGTGTTCATTATCGAATCGTAGTACTTACGCTTAAATTGCATCTCATCATTTAGAGAATAGTCATTGTATTCCTCTATGACTTTTGCGTTCTTTGGATCGGATACCCCTCTGCCGTGTACATTGCAAACAGGATTGGTAAAAACTGCCTTCATTATCCTGCCAACGATTGCCCTTATCGTGATTGCTTCTATCGGTATACCTGTATCTGAACAACCATCAAAGGGGTCTACCTTCGGGTGTATCTTCGAATCATCTCCGTATTGCATGCCAGCAATAGACCTTGCGGCCATAAACCGCTTTGTCCATTGGTCTATTCTGTAGGAATGATTATCTGCCGACTCTGTCCACTTTTTAAGCGTACTTGAGAAATAATCCTTTAATCTACCGTTTACTTCCGGCCTATCAATCTTTGGCATATTGTCTCCTAATAAAAAAAGGCGTTACCAGATTTTATTCTGATAACGCCTTTACGTTTGTAGTGGTGCGTTTAAACTATTTTATTTTTTTACAGCAAAATTTTTATGTATAAAACATGGGCAAGTTTTTTCCTTTTTTTTGGGCACTTCCAGTTATTTCTTTTATATACTCGGTGATTAGTAATCTTTTTATTTTATGTGTAGTAACGTTTTCAAACTCTAACATGTACCCCATTTCATTAACGCTGTAATCATCATCGCAGGTTATTAAACTTATTTTTATGTTTTTTGTTTTATTGATAAGTTTTATTTTCTTTTTCATCTAAAGACATCCACCACAACAACCGTGCTCTATGTTTTCATTTACTAATTCCTCCGCCTCTGCTCTTAACTTAATTGGGAAATCTTTAGGATATTTACTTATTTTCCACTCTCCGCTATCAACATGTTCGTCATTGTCCTCATCTATCCATGTAGAGCCACCGCTTTGTAAACAATTATCTGGGAATACGATATCTTTACCATTTAGCGTGAACACCAACTTACCACGACATAGATTAGGATGTTTTCCATTATAACTTTTAAATTTAATTTTGTTTATCATTTAGGGCTTCAAATAACGCCTTTACGTTTGTAGTGGTGCGTTTAAACTATTTTATGTAATATGGTAATTGGCTTGTACTAAAAATCAATTCTCCCTTTTCTGTCCTTAAAGGATGTTCAAACTCCATGTCTACACTCGTTGACGCGTTAATTATTTTATTTCTTAACCATTTCGCCGCGTATCTTTTCGTAACAATTGCATGGGCAGCTAATTCTTTCTTTGTTTCCGGGTCATACCATGTTTTTGTTTTTATTTCAGCAGCATCTTTATAATAGCTTACTTTGCTGTTTTTTTCTATTTCCTGTGTTTTGACTAATAATAAACAAATACAAATAAGAATATAATAAATAAAAATAGTTTTCATTTCAACCTCACAGTTTCTTCAATTTTAATCTTATCAGATAAATTGCCTTTGTGCAAGTTTAATCTTATTTGTATTGACCCTTGTGTGATTAGCTTTTTTAGTAATTCTCTATTAGTAGTCAACTTTTTTAAGCTCTCTATTAACGACTCAAGTTTACTCATTTTCTAACTCGTCCGCTTCATTTACCATTTGTTTAGCGATTTTATGAAATGTTTCTTTATTTAAATCTTTATCTTTTAGATCATAAAAACTCTTTTCTTTATTCCATAGTGTTTTAATGTGTGTGGCTTTTAACTTAAATATTGTTGTCCCATCAGCCGTTGCCCATTCGCTTACTACGAATCTAAATTCAGGATACTTTTCTTCTAATTTATGCGCTGGATACGATAAACTCATCTTCTGGTATCCTAATCTTTTAAATACATCCTGATTAATAGTTCTTCGTTTACTTCTATAATAGGTTGACCATTAATTGATATGCATTTATCTCCGCTTATTATCTTGTTTATAATTATTTCTTCTGTTGGAATCTCTATTACTTTTTTATAATATTCCAAATACTCTGTATCTGTCTTTTTCTCGGCAATATGTTCGTTAATTAATTCAACAAGTCTTTCCTTTTTCATCTGGATGTTTCTCCTCTTTTAGTAATATATCAAATACCCACTTATCACGCAATTCTCCAAATTTTTTATGCCCTTTTTCCCTGTCTTCTTTTACAAATTCCCAGAAAGGTTTTTGCTTAGACAGTCTTAGCATTCTATTCGCCCATGCTCCCTTGTCTTTGTTTTTACCAAGCTTGTCCTCTATCATCCCGCCACCAAAACCCCTATTAGTAAATGTGGTATGAAAATTATCTTGCTTTCTAATGTAATAAACCTATGTGCTTCCAGACTCACTATCGCCACTCCTATTGAGAGCATACCTAACCGCAGACTCATAATCCCGCAAACAATCCCCATTGCTTTTATATCTGCGCCACCAAATCTCCCAACTGTCGGGATATTCAGAACATTCAGCGTACAACACAAGAAGATTCCAATTATCGCGTTCATAACGAATAATCCTTTTTCTTCGACTGTCAAAAACGCAATTAGATAAAAAATTGCCATTAACCAATTAGGTACGCTCCTTGTTTTTATGTCGCATACGCTCATTACGAGCAGGCTTATTACTAAATATATTGTCATAACCCTGATAATATTTCTCCCATTCCGTTAATGGATGTTTTTTCATCCGTGTCTTATTCCCTAAATGCTTTAATCTTCCCATGTTAATTCCTCATATTATTTCTTTAACCAACGTTTTTGGAGTAAATAACGCTGTGGAACATGATATATCTCGTTTTTATAATTAAATACTAAAAAAGTTTTTTTTTCGAGTTCTTTTTGTATCTTCTCCAGGGCTTTCACGGTTAATTTATCTTTCATTTAACTTTTCAATCCTCTTAGTTGTGATGTTTACTTTTTTATTTAGTATCTTAAAAAGATTATCGAACGCTTTCACTTGGTAGTTTGCTAAATTTATATCCGTAGGGATTGTGTCGGGTGTAACAATATACGGACGGCATAGTTTTAAATATTCTTCTGCATATTCACTGAACGCTCTACTTAAAATTTCTTTTATTTCTTCTGTGTTTTTCATAGTTTTATAGGAATCTCTATCAACATATTATCCGGTTTATCACTTTTTTATTACTACCCCTATCCCAAAATTATAACCACCATCAACAAATGAGCAATGCATCCTTGTGTCTGATTTGTTTTCTTCCAATAACCTATTTAAAAATTCTATTGTGTTGATTAATTCATTAACGCTAACCTTACCATCTTTAATTAAAACTTCCTTTGCCTTTCTAAATACTGTTTTCATCTCTTCCTTGCTTTATTTATAAAACTCCTGAATATTTGTTTGTTAATTATGTTCCCTTTTTTGATTATACTCTCTCGTGGCTGCGCGTCCATTACGATATTCATCGCCTTGGTTAATATCTTGAGCAAAAATATCTTGCTATCCTCTATCAGTTTTCCCGGACAAATAACACCCAAATCCTCCGTGTTGTCATTCCACTTTCTCATCTGTAGTTCCATCACCGTAACGCTGTCAACAATCTTGCGCTCTGTAATATACGCCGGATGAATTTGCCTCTTATTGTTGTACGGGCAATCAGGATAATCGTATTTGCTAAATTTTCTCTCCGTGCAGTATTGTCCAACTCCTGTCGTCCTGCCTACGTGTTTGCCGTATATCGTACACGTTGTTTGTTTGTCATTTTTGCGTAGATATTCGCAATCACGCCATTTGCCGTTTACTGATATTGTACAGCATTTTCCGCAACGATTGCATTCAGCCATTAATAAAACCTCTTCTTTGAACGCTTTACCCTGCGCTTGTAGTGATAGTCTTGCTCTGACGCTCGCTTTTTAACGTGTTTTAGTCCCTCTATACCATAAACAAACGCGTCTCCATCATCTGGACTATGCCCTCTTGTTTTTTTTGTTTCTTTTTTAGGCTCAAGCGCAATCTCTTTCATCCCGCTGTTCATCGAAAATCTTACCGCGCATATATCGTTTACGATTTCCTTATTTTCTATCTCGGGAATTTCTCTCCGATAGATACTCTCCCTTAATCCCCACCACATCTCCGCCCGGCGATTAGCAAATCGTTTCGCTTCGTGCGCTTTCTCGGAGGAGTTAATCGCTTGTACAAATTTACCCAGCTCACGTAGTCTGTCCACAATCCCTTTACCTATTCCTATGCTGTCTATTGCGAAATCGTTTATTTTTGTGTCGTGGGATAAAATCATCAACTCGGCGACTATTTTCATCGTGTCCCTGTGATATAACCCTATACTCTCCAACACTTTATAATTTTCCATAACGTGGACAGCGCATTTATCTCCACCCAGTGACGGGTCTACCGCGATAATCCGCTGTATACTAGGGAATACGAGATTATTGTCCTTCAGCGCGTCAACATATTTACGGGGTATTAATACGTCAGTATCCTCTAACGGATGTTCTCCCCGCACACGTACACGAAAAAAATCACTCTCATCTCCGTACTCCTGCCGCCATTTTTCAAGCTCCACTTTATTGGTAATTTTACAATCTCGGCTATCTACTCTGCGAGGAGTCCAACGGCTGGGATAATCAAAACACCGCCTAAACGCTCCGCCTGTACGGGTAGGATTGCCAAACGCAAACCACAGTATTTCGGTGTTTTCGTCAGTGAGTGCGCCCTCAGAAACCTCCCAAATAGCGTCAGGGATAGCGCTGGATTCGTCAAATATAACGAGAATTCGATTTCCTTTGTTGTGTAACCCGGCAAACGCCTCGGTTTTGTGCTCTGACCACGGAATACAGTCTATACGCCACGTGCGCTCGTGTTTAGGATCTACTGAATAAATTGCTGTTGCGGTGAGTTGGAACCAGTGTCTTGCTATAAACAACCTATGCCACTTAGACAGTTCCGCCCACGTTTTAGTTCGGAGCTGTACCTCTGTATTTGCGGTTATAACGCCTCTGGTGTCTTCGTGTGTCGCAATCGCCCACAAAATCAGCCAACTTGCAAGAGCCGATTTCCCCACGCCGTGCCCGGACGCTGCCGCTTCCCTTATTGCCTCGTGCGGAGTTTTCAATTTGTCCCGCACATCACACAACAACTCGGTTTGCCATTCTTCGGGACCTGAATATTCTTTTAATTCTCCGGGCTCTCCCCAGGGGAACGCGTATATTACAAATTTATACGGGTCGTGTGTGAACGCGGCTAAATCGTTTATCAATTCTAATTGGGGATTAATTGTTTGTGGCAATACTAATTGCCTCCAATACCCGCTGACGTGCAGTTTGCAAATTAGCAGTTATATCTATTTGCAATTTGCCGTCTATCTGCACAGGTATATTTTTTTTACACAATTCTATTGCAATTTTAATTTTATCGGATTGTTTAACTTTATAATCCCAGAGCGTATCAGCTAAAACGTCCCAAGCTTTATCGATTATTTTAAATCGTTTTTCCTCATCGCTTGCTTTTTTTCTTCCGGAGCGACCTTTTACACCAGCCATGTTTTTCCCCTATTATTAAAATCACAACTATTTTATTGTTAAAAAGTTATAGTATTTTATAATGATACCAAAACAGTCTCATTCACACTTAACGATACCAAACCAGTCCCATTACAATAATACCATTTATTTTATATCATGTCAAGCGTTTATTTGTTAAGTGTAAAAAAACGCAGCTATTTAGGCCTTGACATTATTATTATAATATGATATAATTATATTAAAGGAGGTGAAATAAAATTGAGGAGAATAAAGTATACCTAAGAGTTACGGTTAATGGCGGGTTTAAAAATTTTAATACAATAGAAGATGTGTGCGAATACTTAAAAAAAGTTTGGAACAAAGATACATCATATTGTCAAATAAGAACGTATTATGAAAAGAACGTACTAACAG